ACTATAATCACAGGAAATATTGTGGAGGATAGGGCATGAGGAGAGACTTATATCAGGTGAGAATTATTGATGATTCTGTAGAGACTTATTTAAAGACTTTTGGGGCGGTATGCATCGAAGGTCCGAAGTGGTGCGGAAAAACCTGGACTTCTGCCTACCATAGTCGAAGTGAGTTTTACTTGGCAGACCCTACAGGAAATTTTCAAAATAGAAAGCTGGCGGAACTGGATCCGTCTCTTGTTTTAGAGGGAGACGCTCCTCGCTTGTTGGACGAATGGCAGGAGGTTCCCTCTCTTTGGGATGCGGTTCGTTTTGCGGTGGATTTAGCAAAGGAAAAGGGAAGATTTATTCTAACCGGTTCTGCGACACCGAATCAGAAGGGCATCCTGCACAGTGGGGCAGGACGAATTGCACGCCTGAGAATGCGGCCGATGTCTTTATTTGAAAGCGGAAAATCCAGTGGAAAGGTTTCCTTAAAGGGCATTTGCTCCGGAAGTCTGGAATCCCAACTTACCGGAGAAGTGCAGCTTAGTGATTTGATTGACTATATTATTCGTGGCGGTTGGCCGAATAATCAGGATTTGCCCTTGGAGCAAGCTGCTTTGCTGCCGAAGGAGTATATTTCTGCAATTCTAAATGATGATATAGAGCGTATAGACGGTGTAAAAAGAGACCGACACAAGATGGAACTGCTCCTTCGCTCTCTTGCCAGAAATGAAGCCACCACGGTGAGCAATAAGAAGCTGAAGGATGATATCAAAGACATAGACCATGAAGACATTGTGGTAGAGACTGTTGCAACCTATTTGGACATTTTAAACAGACTCTTTCTGATTGATAATCAAAAGCCTTATGGTGCAGAATTACGTTCCACAATACGGGTAAAGCAGGCGGAAAAACGGCATTTGGCTGACCCTTCTTTGGCATGCGCCTTACTCAATGCAAGTCCGGAAATGTTGAAAAATGATTTAAATACCTTGGGATTTTTGTTTGAGGCTCTGTGTGAGAGGGACTTGAAGATTTATGCCGAGTCCTTTGGCGCATCTCTATATCATTATCAAGATTATCGAAATCGGGAAATGGATGCGGTTATTGTTACACCTGAGGGAGAGTGGTGTGGAATAGAAATCAAGCTAGGAGCGAATCAAATCGACGAGGCTGCTCAAAATCTCTTGAAAATAAAAGAGGAAATTTTGGCGGAAAATAAAGGAAAAGAGCCTAAAAGTCTCTGTGTGGTTTGCGGCCTAGGTAATGCGGCTTATCAAAGAGAAGATGGAGTATTTGTGGTTCCCTTAACAGCGCTGGGAGTTTGATGAGGAGGCAGTATCGGAGGGCTGAAAAAGCTATCAGCCTTCCGGCTCATTTCGGAAAATATGCCAAAATCAAGCGAGAAATTATTTTTAGACTGCAAAAGAAGTTTTTTCAAAAATTTGTTGACAAGAATGCATCCATGTTGTAATATACCATTCGTGCCTTGAAAATTTTAAAGGAAATATGCGGGTGTAGTTCAATGGTAGAATGTCAGCCTTCCAAGCTGAACACGTGGGTTCGATTCCCATCACCCGCTTTTTTTGCCCAGATAGCTCAGTCGGTAGAGCAGAGGACTGAAAATCCTCGTGTCACTGGTTCGATTCCGGTTCTGGGCATTTGCCACACATGCGCGAGTGGTAGAGTGGTACTATGTCTCCTTGCCAAGGAGAAGGTCGCGGGTTCGATTCCCGTCTCGCGCTTTAAAATGAAAGCCTAGGAAAATAGCCGATTGTGGCTAAAATCCTAGGCTTTTTGCTTGTTTTTTTGGCTTTGTGAAAGAACAAATGTTCCGATGAAAAGAACGGCTTTTCATATCTGATTGCCCACGAAATGCCCACGAAATAATTACTTAGAGTCCGTTTTATCGCCCAGTGAATCCATGTGCTGAATATAGGCTTGCGTTCCTTCTTTTATATCTTCTTTCAATGCTTTTCTGTAAACGGATTTCATAACATGATCGCTCGCCCAACCTCCTAAAGACAGAATAACGGAATCCGGCATTCCTAAAGCGTGCGCTTTGCTGGCAAAATAGGAACGTAGTCTATGGATTCCAAAGTGCGGCAGTTTAAGCTCCTTCTGGATTTTGTCAATAGCGCAGTAAATGCTATTAGGCTTTCCCTCGTAGATATACCCCTGTTCCCTTATCTTTTCCGCAAGTTTATCCGGGATAGGGATTTCTCGATTGCTCCGCTCCGTCTTTGTATAATTCTGAATTATCCATTCTTTGTCGCTGTTTATTACCTTTGCTTTATTGATTGTTATAGTGTTTTCGTCTGATAAATCCGAAAGCGTTAATGCGCTGATTTCAGAGCGCCGCAATCCCATGATGGCAAGGCTTAGAGGGATATAATATCTCTTTGCCCAGGGGGTAGTTTCGACATAGTGAAATAATGCCTTTACCTCTTCTTCTGAGGGAGTATAGATATCCTTTTGTTCCTTCCTTGGAAGCTTTGTTCTGATTACCAGTGCCGGTCTAAATTCTTTCATTACCGCAGTTATTAGTCCGTGCCGGTTATAGATAGTCTTAGGCTTTACCTTCCCTACCATCTCATTCACTACCTTTGTTATATCGTGCTGTTCTATGGAATAGAATCGCAAATTCTTAAAGGATTCTGGAATCCCTTTTAAATCCGTGTTATATCCTCGGATAGTGGAAGCAGATAGTACATTTTTCTTTGAGGCTATATATTCCTCCGCAAAATAGAGAAAGGATCTATCGGCTTTGTTCTTTGCCTCTTCTCCATTCTCCTTTAAGGACTGGATATATTCCTGTATAAGAATAGCTTCTTCCGCTTTGCTTGGCTTCCTGTCCGTAGTAATAGAAATACGCTTACCTCCCACAAGACAGCGGATTCTATAGTGTCCGCTCTTTAATTTCTCAATCGCCATAATCCCCTCCTACTAAAAATAGGCAAATTAAATAAAGGGTAGGGTTCCCCATTACCCTTTAACACTCGTAAGGTTCTCTAGTCTCCAGTAGAGCTTTCCTAAATTCTGTTAGACTCTCTAATTTATAATGGGCATTTGATTCTATATCCTGTATATCGCATTTTTCAAAATCATTACTTATCTTGTGCATATAAGCGTGATATAACGCCTCTATTTTCTTTTCTTCCGGTAATTCCTCCTTGATATATACCGAATATCCGTTTTCGCACGGAGCAATCATTTCATTTACTTTTAAATTGGGAATAATTCTTATATAAAGGTCGTCCAAGTCAAGTTTCATTATTCTTCCCCGGTGGTTTTTTTGAATTGTCTAAGCATTTCGGCGGCAAGCTTTAGTTGTTCCGGTGTGGAATCTTTGGCCGCATCGAAAAGGATTCGTAAATCCGAGTTATCGAATATTTCCTGTGCTACTTTTGCAGTCTCCGGATTTGTGTAGTAAGTTTGCTCTTGAGGGGCTTTATCGAGTAGCGCGGATTTCTCAATATGAAAGTAATCTGCAAGCCTTTGAATTTTTCCCATCCGAGGGATAGCTATTCCCTGAGTCCAAGTATTAAAGGTTTGAGGTGATACATCAATTTCTTTAGCAACTTCGGACTGGGTTTTTTCTCTGTCTTGTAATAATCTGTTTAGATTCTCAGAAAATATTTTCTTTTGCAGTTCGTCTGACATACCGATTAACTCCCTTCTTATGTTTATGCAAGTCATCTTACAATATTATTTGATTAGTAACAATAGTAAATTCAAAATAATTTTGAAAAAAACTATTGACATCAAATTATATTTGATTTATGATTGCGTTGTAACAAAAATATGTAAAAAATAAGCAGTAGAAAGGAAGTGATTCAGTATTGGAAAAGTTGAGGATTAGTCTCGCGGCGGCAAGGGTGAACGCTGAACTTACCCAGTCAGAAGTGGCTAAAATGCTACATGTCAGCCCTAACACTTTAGTAGCGTGGGAAAAAGGAAAAGCAGAGCCTTCAATCTCCCAGGGCAGAACACTGTCGGAGCTGTATAAGATTCCGTTAGATAGCCTTATTTTTTTACCCTCAAAATCAAATTAAATTTGAAAATAAAAGATCAGTTGGAAGACTACTAAAAAGGAGAAAAAAATGACTATCGGGAAAGTAGCAGTAGAAGACATTGCTAGGAGGCACATTGAATACATCAAATCCGGAGGAGAGAAGGGGTGCAGTGTGACGGCAGATTTGATGATTTTTGAGACGATAGAGAAAAACAATCCAAATGCATTAAGAACACTGAGGACAGAGTATTTCCTCATCGAGACATTAGCCAGAGCCATGAAGGAGGAAATTGAAAGAATGGAGGAAGAGAGTTGAACGATTTAAGAGAATTACCAATTGCCCCCCCAGAGATCAAAGAAATCTACAGAGAATATCCGGTAACAATAACAATGGAACTGGATGTTCAGGTAGAGGCGAGAGACGAGGAAGAGGCAAAGAAACTTGCCTATGACTGGCTTTCCGCCAAGTATGCAAACGATAGCGCAATAAACGACTATGACGTGAAGAAAACAGAAATCACAAGCTATGAGTAAAGGGGGTAACGGCCAATGCCACTAATAAAGCTTGATAGGAATTACAAGAATAAAAGGCTTGATAAAGCCATCCGGCGGCATCTGGTGGAAAAGGATTTGACACTAAAGGATCTAGCCGAATCCGTAGGGCTTACGGAGCGGGGGCTTTACAACAAGCGAATGAAGGGAAACTTCACTTGGGAAGAACTGATTGGGATATTCTTCGTCCTGGGGTTCACGGAAGATGAGAGGCTTGAAGCCTCGAGGGGGTACAAATGAGAAATACGCTTACTGAATGGGAGCGGTTTACAGGGTTTTTAAAGAGAAATGGCGTTCCTGTTTACCGAGTATGCGGAGAACTGGAAATGGAGGAGTCCACACTCCGGGAGAAGGTCGAGAAGGTGGAAATCACACTTTTTGAAGTTATGAAAATCTGGAAGTTGATTGGTTGCACTAGCGAGAAGATTTTAAATCTTTTCTACACAAAAAGGGGGAGTGATGAGACGGAAGAGAATAAGCCGACGGCGGAGATTGTTGGCTAAGACAATAAGACTAGTTATAGGGATTCTTGCGGTGGTGTCCATGTTTGCCGTCTGCTGTTTAGACAGTCCTCCTCCAAACGATATGACCATGTGTTGGGTAATGGTGGATTCACTGGCGGCAATAGTAGCTTTGTTACAGGTACTTAGGCTTGTAGAAAGGTAGGCATCATGGAAGTACACGATTTAATCATCAGAGTAGAATTTTCCTTAAAGGTAGAGGCTAACGACTTGGAAGAAGCCACGGAAAAGGCTGGGAAGTGGATAAGGAGGAAATTTGGAGAATCAAAGAGCGTTGAAGATTACGAGTGGGAAGTTCTGGATTGAAAAATGCCCCTAGCTGTTGGCACAACTAAGGGCAAGGCGAAAACATTTGAACAATTAAATAATAACACGGAGGGCGATAAATGGCAACACTATATGAGATAACAGGCGATTTTCTGAAGCTGTTAGATATGGCGGAGGAATTAGACGAGGAAGTTTTCAGAGACACCTTGGAAGGTATCGAGGGAGAACTGGAGATAAAGGCGGACGGCTACGCCAAAGTAATAGCCGAACTAGAGAACAGAGAGGAAGGACTGGATAGAGAGATTAAGCGACTCTCAGACAGGAAAAAAGCAATCGGCACAAACATTGCCAGAATCAAGGGAAATCTTGAAGCGGCAATGATTGCGACAGGGAAAAGGAAATTCAAGACTGATTTATTTAGTTTCGGCATTCAGAAGAATCCGCCGAAATTGGTGCTGGATAAGGGGATAGAGGATATCCCGCTGGAATTTTATATATTCCAGGATCCAGTAGCGGATAAAGAAAAGATAAAAGCGGAACTGAAGGCGGGCGAGAAATTCGACTTTGCTCATTTAGAGCAAGACGAGAAGCTGAGAATCAAATAAAAGGAGGCGGAACATGATAACGGCGGAAACAATTAAAAGCGTAAATGAGAGAGTAAAGAAGATTGAGGTTAAGGGAAAAAATTACACTTGCGTAGCGGCAAGAATATCCGCCTTCCGGGAACTTTGCCCGGTAGGCACAATCTCAACAGAGATATTAAGCCTGGCTGATGGCGTTGTAACAATGAAAACAACGATTACCGATGAGAACGGGAAAGTCCTTGCCACCGGAATGGCACAAGAAAAGGAGACATCAAGCTATATCAACAAGACAAGCTACATTGAAAATTGCGAGACTTCCGCAGTAGGAAGAGCCTTGGGAATGCTGGGAATTGGCTCAGATGAACAAATGGCAAGCGCTGAAGAAGTGGCGAATGCAATCAATAACCAGAATAAGCAAGCGAACAATCAAGGACGGCAACAAGCTCCGGCAAAGACACCGGAAGAAGCAGAGGCAGAGAAAGCACGGATCCAGAAAGAAAAAGAAGAAGCGGCAAAGAAGGCGCTGGAAGCAATCGACAATGACAAGATTATCCAGCTGAAGAAAATGTTCTTCGCCTACAAATTCAAGGAAGATAATTTGCTGGCTTATTACCACCTTGAAAGATTGGAACAAATGACAAATGCCCAGTATACGGATTTTGGCAAGAAATGGAAGATTCTTGTGAAGCAGTGGGGAGGAATTACGGAAATCAAGAAGGGAGCATAAATGGAACTACGAGGGGAGATAAAAGGTCTATCAAGCACATTCCCGGAAAGAAGGGTACGGATTGAACTTGAAACGAACGGTGCCCTCGAGGATATAGAAAAACTGAAAGGGAAGGACTTAACCATAAGTCTTTCCCGGTACAGGAAAAAGAGAAGCTTAGATGCCAACGCCTTCCTTTGGAAGTGCCTTGGGGATATGGCCGCAGTCCTAGGCATGACTGCGTGGGACATGTACCTGTATAGCCTAAAGAAATACGGCAAATACACCTACATCAAAATCATAGAAACGGCTTATACAAGCCTTCAGAAGGTTTGGCGGGAAACAAAGATAGTCGGCGAGACTATTGAGAAGAACCCCGAGACAGGGGAGCAATGTAAGTATCTGGAAGTCCTTTGTTACTTCGGATCCAGTACCTACGATAGCAAGGAATTTTCAGTTCTGCTTAATGGAGTGATTGAGGACATGGCGGAGCTGGGGCTTGAAAGACCGACAGACGAACATTTGAAGGCGATAATTGCGGAGGTGGAGAAAAGAAATGAAAGTGCATAAAATCGTTATCCCCAGGCGGCTTGTTGGAATGAATGAAATAATCGCCGCTAACAGAAAAAGCCCCTATGTTGGGGCAAAGCAGAAAAAACAGCAACAGGGATTAGTTGTTAGGGCAATCCAATTCCAAAGAATAAAGGCGGTAAAAAACTATCCCGTAAAGATAAAAATAAACTGGTTTGAAAAGAATTATTCACGAGATGCAGACAATATAACTGCAGCAAAGAAATTTATATTCGATGCCTTGCAAGAAACGAATGTTCTCAGAAACGACAGAATCAGAGAAATAAACCGGTTAAGCGAAGCGTTCTATGTAGACAAGCTTAACCCTCGCATAGAGGTAACCATAGAAGAGGGGGAATAACAAATGAACGAGATATATGGGGGAGATAAAGGCTGGTATTTCAGTAAAGAGTGGAACAAGTTCATTCTTAGACTTCCCAACGAGGAAGCCGGAGAATTTATCAAAGCTATGTGCGCGCTCAATGAAGGTGAGAAATACGCCTTTAAAAGCGCAGTTCTGGAAGCTTTCTTTGAAATGATAACCGGAAGCGAGGCATAAAATGGGGAAGGAAAAGAAAAACTTTTTGTTTATGGATTCATGGGTGACATTAATAGACTCTATGCCAATTCAAGAAGTTGGGATTCTTATGAAAGCAGTTTGTGCATTTGTAAGAGGGAATGAAGTAAAGATTGAAAATCCGATGGTTTCAGCTGTTTTCACGCTCATAAAGGCACAGATTGAAGAGAACACAGAAGCTTATAAAGCCAAGTGCGAGAAGCAAGCTGAGTACGGAAGAAAGGGCAGTACTAAGCGCTGGGGAGAGAAAGAAAAGGCTATAGAAGAAAAAAGCTACCCTACCGAAAACCATAGCTACCCTATTTCTGAAAATGG